ATGACGCCGCCAACATGCAGCGAAGCGCCGCGGCCCGTCGTTCAGGTTTCCGAAAGTCGATCCTCGCGGGCGAAACCGGCGGCTACGTCAATCCGGCCACGGGAGCCAACAGCCTCCTTGGCTAATGGATGGAGCTAACTTTCCATCTGGCCGTCTTTGCGGTGGGCATCGTCCTGCTGATTACCGCGGCTAACGACCCCGACATGTGGTGAAAGACAACGTCCAACTGGCCGACTGGGTGCTGGCAAGGAACCAAGACTTGGGTTCCGAGCGTGCCTCATGGGACACGCATTGGCAGGAGTTGGCCGAGTATTTCCTGCCGCGCAAGGCCGAGATCAGCGCCAAGCGCAGTGTGCCGGATTCTTCGCGCTACGACGTCCTCTTCGATACGAGCGCCGTCCAAGCCGCGGCCACGCTGGCCAATGGGCAGCTTGCCTACATCACGCCTGCTGACAGCCGGTGGTTTGTCTACGAGCCGCCCAAGGGCGTGATGAGCGACAAGGCCAAGCAGTGGTATGCCAAGTGTTCCGAGGCGACCCAGTTGCTCTTGGCCACCAGCAACCTCTACACCGAGATCCACGAACTTTACTACGACGACAGCGTCTTTGGCAGTTACTGCATGTTCGTCGAATCGGGCATCTCGCACCCGCTTGTCTTCCACAAGTTCGACATCGGCACCTACTCACTGGCCGAGAACGACGAGGGTCTGATTGACACCGTCTTTAGAGAGTTGGAACTGACCGTCCTGCAAGCCGCGGACAAGTTTGGCGAAAACGCCCTTGCGCCCGCCATGCAAAAGAAGCTGGCCGAGATCCGGCGCACCGGCAAGGGCGGCACAGTGAAGCACCGCTTCGTTCATGCCCTCTACAAGCGCGAGGACAACGACCGCGACCGCAACAAGGCCGACGGCCCGAACAAGCCTTGGGCGTCGGTCTACGTTGACCAGAGCAACAAGCATGTCTGCCGCAACAGCGGTTACGACGAGAAACCTTTCTTCGCCGGTCGCCATGTTAAAAGCCAGCAGGGCGTCTACGGTGTCTCTCCGGCATGGATGGCGCTACCCGAAGCCCGCCAACTCAACTTTTTAGCCAAGCAACTTGACGCCCTCTCCGAGATCAAAGCGTTCCCTCGTCTCCTCATGCCCGCTACGCACGAAGGGGAAGTCGATTTGCGCTCTGGGGGCGTCACCTATTACGACCCGACGCAACCCAACGCGCTCCCGCAGGAGTGGGCCACCGCGGGCGACTATTCTATTGGACTCGACCGCGAGGCCCGCAAGACCAACGCGATCAATACCGCTATGCATGTGGACATGTTCCGCATGTTCGCCTCGATGGAGCGCACCAACATGACCGCGACCGAAGTGGCCGAGCGGGCCAGCGAGAAGCTGGTGCAGTTTTCCCCCTCGTTCACCCGCAAGACCACCGAACTGCTTTCGCCCATGCTGCGCGGAGTTTTCGGTATCCTCATCCGCAACGGCCATTTTCCCCCGCCGCCGCAGGACGCGATCCAGATGGACGCGATGGGCCAGCCTATGCTGCCGGAGCCGGAGGTCAGCTACGTCAGCAAGGTCGCGCTCGCCATCCGCGCCATGCACAACCTTTCCTTGGCAAGGACAATGGAGCGCAACGCGATCATCGCCCAAGTGCGCCCCGAAGTGCTGGACAACTTCAAGTGGGACGTCATCGCCCGCGAAACCGCCCGCAACGACGGACTGCCCGCCGACTGGCTGGCCGAGGAGGACGAGGTCGAAGAGGCCCGCGCCGCCCGCGCACAGGCACAGGCCCAGATGCAGCAGCAACAAGAGATGCTCACGATGGCCGAGGCCGCAGGCAAAGCCGGTAGCGTCAAGCAGGACAGCGCCCTTGGCCGTTTGATGAATCAAGCCACCGCATGACCACTGACAAAGAGTTGGAGCGCAGCAAGTCGCTTCAGCGCATCAACAACGCTTACCACCGCTGCTTCGACAACGAAGACGGGCGCGTTGTCCTCGACAACCTCCGCGCCTACTTCCGCATGAACCGGCCCGCCTTTGAGCGCACGCTGGGACGCCCGTTCGATCCCATCGCCGCCGCGGTGCGTGACGGCCAGCGCGAGGTCGTCCTTTTCGTCGAACACAAACTTTCCCTGCCCGTCGTCGGTGATGCCGACGTCGAGCGTCCAACCACCGAAGTCCTCCGCTAAACGCGGTGTAGTCAAAACACCAACCAACCAACACCACCATGATCGATGCAACCACCACCTCCGAAACCAGCACCACCACGGACAGCGCCGCTGTTCCCGCGTCCACCGCACCCGCTGCTAACCTCAACACCACAACGGAAGGGACACTCCTTTCCAGTGCGCCTGCCAGCGCCACCGACGCGCCAGCGCCCGCAGTAGCCGAAAAGCCAGAATGGTTGCCGGAAAAGTTCTGGCGCAACGACAAGGCTGACATTGAAAGCCTTTCCAAGTCCTACCAAGGGCTGGAGCAACTCTTGGGCAAGAAGGCCAACGCCATCGTTCCTCCCAGTGAGAAGTCCACGCCGGAGGAAGTTGCCGCCTACCGCAAGGCCATCGGCGTTCCCGAATCGCCCGAAGCCTACCAATTAAAGCCGGAGCAACTGCCGGAAGGGGTCACATGGGATGACAACGTGGCCAAGAAGGCCGCGGAACTTGCCTACAAGCACAACGTGCCTGCCGCCGCGATGCAGGAGTTTATGAAGTTCGACATGGAGCGGGCCGCGCTCATGAACCAAGCCGCCGCCCAGATGATCGAAACCCAACTGGAAACCGGACGGGCCGAACTCCAGAAGGTGTGGGGCGACAAGATGCCGGAGAAAATCGAACTGGCTCGCCGCGCCGCGGTGACCGCGGGAGTCGATCCGACCAGCCAAGGCTTCGTCGATCCGCAAGTGGTCAAGGCCATCGTCAACCTCGCGGAGAAGTTGTCCGACGACAAGTTGGTGGCCGGTGACCAGACCGGAGCGAGCAGCACTCGCGCCCGCGCCCGCGACATTATGACCAACGCATCCAACCCGCTCTACGTTCGTTACCAAGAGGGTGACGCGGAGGTCGTTGACCAAGTGCGCCGCATGCTGACCAGCGCCGGTTAAGCCTTATGGCCAACAAAACCAAAGGCTGGCAGAAGTTTCTGGCCTGCACATGCACCCACGGGTCAGAGGCCGATCCGCGGGCGCTGGATGCCATCCTGCGACTGCGCGATGCGTGGAAGCCGGACTTCGTGCTGCACCTTGGCGACGCCATCGATGCCCGCGCCCTGCGCTCCGGCGCTCGCAAAGACAGCGACAGCGCCGACCACGGGGCCGATCTGGCCGACGATCTGATGCAAGGACTGGCTTTCCTGCGCGAACTCAAGCCCGACGTCTTCCTTTTCGGCAACCATGAAAGTCGATTGACCGAACTGGCCCACAGTCCCAACGCGGTCTTGTCCTACGCGGCCAGCAGCGTCCTGTCCCGCATTGAAGACGAAATGGGCAAGCTCAAGTGCCAGATCATTCCCTACGCGGGCGTCCACAAGAGCGGCATGTTCATGCTGGGCGACACCGGATTCACCCACGGGGCCATGTATAACGTGTCGGCGGCGCGGGACACCGCGGAAATGGTGGGCCATTCGGTGGTCATGGGCCACACCCACCGCGTGGCGATGGAGAGCGCCCGCATCCACAACAAGGCCATCGGCTACAACATCGGGTGCGGGATCAAGTTGGACATCGGGTATTCGGCCATCCGGCGGCAAACGCTGGGATGGCGACATGCCGCGTGTTTCGGGTCGTTCAATGGCACCAACTGCAACGTCAACATCGCGGTCTTCGATCCGCACTACCAGTTACCGCTATGAAACAGACCAAAGCCGACAAACAACTGGCCCAATGGTGCCAAGCCCTTTCACAACCCACCACGCCGGTCGAGGAGGTGCCGGAGGGCTGGTATACAATTAAGCAACTGGCCAAGGCCCGCGGACGCAGCGAGTGCATTACCAGCGAGCAAGTGCGCCGGATGATCGACCAAGGGATGTGCGAAAAGCGCAACTTCACCATCCGCCTCTCCGAGCGCGTCCGTCCCGTCCCGCATTACCGACTCAAATGATCCGCCGCGCCCCCACAAAGCGTGTCGCGATCGACGGCAAACCGTGGCGGATCAAGATTCAGCGCCCACCGGCCCGCGTGACCCACGACGGTCTGTGCGTCAAAGACGACCGGACAATTTACATCCATCCCGACGCCATCAGCCACCGCGGC